TTACATCCCGTGCTTCACCCGGTCCTCCACCTCCGCACGCTTGGCGTCGTTGAAGCGGCCCAGGTCTCCCACCAGGTAACCGGTGATCCGGCGGATGCGCTGGAACGGCACTTTCTCGAAAACGGGGGTGATCCCATATTCATCGGGGTTCTCAGTGCGGCGGATGGAGATTTCCACCACACGACGCCCCTCCTCCTGCTCCATCATGGCGATGGCTGCCTGGACAATTTCCTCGGGAATGTTGTCGGGGTTGTGGATGGTCATTTGAGCAACCCCAGTCTGCCGAGGATGGCCACAACCTCGTTGCGCTTCATGTGGCGGACGGGAGAGGAACCATCGGAGACGCCGGCCTCCTGTGCCTTTTCCCACCAACCTTCCTTCTTGGACCAATCATCATCCGGCAGGGTTGCCGCATGGATCTCGGCCTTCTTTACCAGTTCGTAGGCCTGTTCGTTGGTCATCTCGGACAGCATCTTGTTGATATCCATATCGTCATCCTCCATATCGTTTTCTGCCGCGTCAAGGCGGCGGTTGACCTCTGCGGCGATTTGGCCGTGTCGGTTGTACAGGTAATCCCCGGGGCACGCTTTGGCAGCAAACCACCGGTGCACCGTCATGTTCTGCCGGTTAACCTTGCCGATCAGGGACTTGTCTCCTTGCCATCTCAGTCGCCCAATACCGGGGTTGCGCTGGCAGATGTCCACAAGCAGCTTAATCAAGGCCTCGTATGCCTGGGCGGATACGGGCCAGTCAGGGGAACCGCCATTATTGGCAACCTCAATAGTGATTGCTCGGTGGTCATTTGATGCACTGGAGGTGCACCAGGACCGGTTGGCCTCATCCACATACAGGGCGATTCTGCCGTCGCTGCCGATCCCGTAGTTGCTGGATGCCTTTCTGGCCGGGTTGGCAAACAGGTCGCCGCAAGTCTCCACAGAGGCGTTGCCAGCCATACAGTGAATGGAAACGGTGTCGATCACATGGTTTCGCCTGCCGGAATGGTTAGGGCTGAGTTTGGTGTAGCTCACCAATTTACTATTACTCACAGATCTTCACTTCCTTCTTCACTTTCCGCTTGAGATTTCACTTTCTGCCTTCACTTCCGGCAACCCCGCAACAGAAGTCAGCAGGGATAGCACACCGGCCAGGACGGCGGTGGAGAGCACGGTAATCCAGTTCACATCACTCAACAGGGCGGATGCTCCGATGGTGGCGATGCAGGTTTGGGCAATGGTTTTCACAGCCCGGACTCCGGCGGCCTTCCACCACAGTTTCCATTTCTCGCTCATTTATCATCAGCTCCTTTCTCTCGGACGGGGAGGCGATGCACTTCCTCCATAACGGTTTTTAGGTGCCCGTTCCCGCCCAGGCGTTTATATGCCTCGTACATTTCGGCTAGACTTTCTTTTTCATCCAGAGTGATATACCCCCGGATTATGTAGGATTCGCCCAGCCATCGAACCCTATCAATCATGAGAACTTTTTGGGCCTCGCAGAGGGCATCCAGCTTTGTGGATGTCCCTCTTTTCTTAGCCCAGTGGTGGTTGAGGATTGCTACGATGATGGCGGATAGGCCGGAGCTACCAAACACAATGCCGAGTAGATACATGATGTAGTCCATGGGGTGTTAAATCAGGTAGGCCCGCTTATGGCTCCGTTACCATAAACGTAAATTAGGTACTGTAGCTGGCCAGTAATATTTGAATAAGCTTCCGTGCCTTGTATTACAGACAATCCGCCGCTCAAATATTGTTGATCCATATCAAAAGGCACAGCAGGTAAAACAAAGGAACCGTTTTTAACCTGTATCGAAAAAGGGGCAGTTGTAAAATCTTTAAAGGATGAAGTGCCATCCGGAGAGATGTAATAAATACCATGACCAAGGGATGAGAGCCTGTCTACATCCACCTGTATCGTTGCTGTTTCCACACTCCCGCTATCCAAAACACTAGGATTCTGAATCATAACGCACCTCCTATCAGCTCAGCGGTTGAATAACGACATACACGGTCAGATTGCTTGTAGGGACAGTCTGGCAGGTGAATGTCAGACTGTTTGCAGCCTGCCCAGTACACATGATCCCGGCCTCATAATACGCAGACCGGGAGGCATCGGCAGGAATTGGCGTGATGAGTTGTGCGGTCTCAGATGCAACAACACCGGGGACTGTGACGGTCTGGGTGTTAGAGGACCAGCCGGAGGTAGTGAGGGTGACGGGGACGGGGGTTGGAGAAAATTCTTCTTTATAGTCCCCTACTGTGAGAACCTTATAATCGTATCTGCCAACCGCACTGGTATCTTCCCCAAAAAATAAATAGCGACCTGTAATAAGAACATCTTTTTTATCTCGAGGAGATATTGTAGTTCTTCCACCATTGGCAGATAGGGTTAGGTCCCCTGTAAGTGTCCCCCCCGTCAACTGCAAATACCTTCCATCCGCTTGCTCTTGGGTGAGGCCGCTTTCAGGTGCATCCACCCACGCAGCTCCAGATGATGTCTTCGCCAGGATCTGTCCCTCAGTGCCCCCTTCAGGTAACCCGCTTGGGGCGTCGGACCATTCCTCGCCTGTGGAGGTTTTGGTTAGGACTTGGCCGGTGGTGCCGCCAGCCGGAACAGGGTTAGTAGAGATAGTACCGTCCGCCGCTACCTCAATACCATCCCCAACAATTACCCCGCCGATTTTGGTGGTGGTTGCGGGAGGGAGAGTGATTGGCGTAGCACCGGAAATAATCCCGTCTACTTCGTCGGATACTGCCTTGAGGTCAGACTGTCGAACGGCGTCGGTCGGCTGAGTGGGCGCACTGACATTGGTAATACGGTGACCACCCATGTTAAGGTCGCCGGTCATGGGGACGGAGCCGTCCGCCTTAACATCGCCTGTCTCGGGCGGCATCTGGGCAACGGCATTGCCATCTGCATCGAACCCCACGACTTGCCCGGACTGGCCGGTCAGTTTGTCTTGCTTTCCGTCCCATGTGGATTCTTTGTTCTGTACGGCCCCGACGGCTGCGTCAACCTGAGGGCCGGTATATGCACTGTTATATGCCATGTAATCACCTCATTACGAGATATTCCAGCCCATCGGCTGTCAGCATTGTGTCTGTCTGTCCGCTCGGAATGAATCCCCAGTTGTCATTCCAACTGCCGTCCATTCCCTGTGCGTAGAGGGAGAT